GTTCGGTCTGGCGAGATCCGGCGTTAGGCTGAAACGGCGCATCCTCGTGAATCGTGATTCCTTCCGACTCCGAAGGCGCACCAAGCGAAGACGCATTGAACGTCGAGGCGTCCGCCTCAATCGCTGCATCTGCTCTTTCTTCCGCTTCAAGTACCGCTGTGGGTATTCTGCTCATCTGTTCGCTTCTCCTTAGACGGGCGCACTCGCGAAATCCGTCTGTTTGCGGGGCATACGTTACGTATGGAATCCCGCGTTAAAAGAAGGCTCCTTGTCTTTCGGGTATCCCGCTGGCCTGTTGCGGGGCCGCAAACTGATTGGCCTTCTCAAAAGTATCCAAAATGGTTGCAAGCGTCTGAGCCTTACCCTGTGACCGGTAAAGCTCGATGTCTGTCAGCGTGTCATTTGCTTTGCGCGTCTCATCAAGCTCCTTGCGCAAGAGGGAAAGGACATAGGCGGTCGGCTTGTTCGCTCCAGCCGCCATGAATTGCCGATAGTCTTCCTCTTTCAGAATCACGCTCATTACGCCACCGCCTGTTGCTGTTGGGTTTGCGGCTGACCGCCCTGCTGTTGCTGCGCCTGCATCTGCATCGCCTGAAGCTGAGCCTCCATCTGCTGCTGAGCCTCTGCCTTAGCCTTTTCGATCCGGCGCTCAAGCTCATCGGGAGCCGGGGCCAGACAATCAGGGTCAAGCTCGAACCCAACGGCGATATCCCTGAGCATACGGGCAAGCTCTTGAGGAGTCTGAAGCTGTTGGATACGTTGATCCTGACCAACCGCCTGCAAAAGCTGGAGGTGACGCTGTGCAAGCGATTCGCGCATGGTGAACTGACGGACGCCGCATACTTCAACGCGGATATCTCCCTTGATCGACTCATCCCGGTTGTAGCGCATGTGCCACCAGTAGAGGCGCATGATGCAGGATTTCATCATCTCATCCATATTCGCGACAATCTTCTTGATGCCGCGATTTGCCGCGCCAAAGAGCATTTCAAGACCGCCCTTTGTGCGTGCCGCGCCAACTGCCGCGTCAGTCCCGTTCGCAAAAGCCGGGATTCCTGTTATTTCATCGGCAAGGCGCATGTAGAACGTGAAAATCTCGATAAGCTCTTTCGCGACAGAGGGGATGTTCCAGAAGTTGATAGGACGTGCGGAGCTGTTTCCGTTGTTCATAAAAGCCCACGTCTTGTTCGGCCTTGCGCGTCCATCATCCATCGGGTGCAACCGGCTTGCGTCATCCATAGCAGCTTGCGGTCCTGAAGCGAATCCCATGTTGACAAGCAGGTTGCGCGTTGTTGCGTTGCAAAGCCTCTGGATGTGGTCGATGACCTGAAGCGGACCTTGCCCCCAAAATGAACCGGGGATCGAATAGACGTGCGCAATGTCAATCGGGCGCTCTTCTGAAGAGTCGATGACGCGGCAGTAGATGATCTTGCCGTCCATCAGGATAGCGTTGACCTCATACCATTCATCTGCCTTGATCGGCGTCTTATCCGGTGTGCGCGTGACGCCCATTCCGATAAGCATCTCGCCTGAAGCCTGACCCCAATACTCGACACCCTCAAGAATCTTGCGGTCCTTCAGCGCAGAATCGTCTTTCTTCTCAAGTCTTTCGCGCTCAGTGTCAGAAGTGACACGCACAGAAACGCCGCTTTGTCCGCAAAGGCTGAGGATGCTAAGAATGTTGTCTTCGTAGTAGCATGGCAACTTGACAAGCTGGCGAAGTTCTTTAGGCGAGTACCTGACGCGGACGCACAAATCGCCGTCCTGTGCATCAGTCTGGCCATTTGACGGGAACAAGTCCCAAGGGGAAATTGCCTCGCTCTCGCGGACAAGCCTTGCCTTGTCAATTACGCGCATCCCGTACTTCGTCTTCTCGTATACGGGAGTCTTGCGCATCCGAATGACCGGGGATCTTAATCCGCATGTGCCGTAGGTGGCGAACATGTTCAGGAAGTTGTCAATCGGCTTGCTCCAGCGCCCTTCAACAAAATCATCCTTCAGTTGGCGGTCCATCTTCCCGCCGCGAATCTTGGCTTCATCCTCAAGCTCGCGCTGCACCCGCTCACGCATCATGGCTGCATACTGGAAAATGACATCTTCTTTCGGAGGCTGGCCTGATTCGGCAAACTCCTTGAGCCAATCCTGCATGGTGCGCTCAACCGCCTTCTGGATGACTTCAGGAGACATCTCAGGAACGGGACTAGGCTTGATGTAGAAAGACTTCTCAGAGTCAGCAAAGAACTCGGTAAGCCAAGCGACAAGGGTTCTCTGCTTGTGAGCCGAAATGTTGATGTAAACGCGGGGTTGATTCTTGGCTATGAGATCCGCTTCGTCTTCAGGATCATACTCGCCGTTCATCTGGCGCAGGCGCTTCGTCAAGTCCTCGTCAACCCCGTTCGTCTGCCTGAGCGTCTTGTTGGCCTCGAAAACGGTCTGAATGTGAGCGCCTAGATTGCGCTTGGCAAGTTCCGTTGTCTCTTGGTCTCCGTCTTCGTCCATGATTGCCGGGTCATCATCCTGCATAACACCGGCATAGGCCGCATTTGAACCTTCAGGCGTCTTGAGAAAAGACGGCTTATCGGCCAGTCCTAGGCCGGTCTTTCTTGGTTCTGCTTGAGTTGACGGAACCGCGTTCATGGGCGTGAATATGAATGACCAATGTTTACAGTCAAGAGTAAACTTTGCGTTTGTGAAAAGCCTAGAAGTATCCGCGCATGTCTAGGCTGAGGTCCATGCTTGGAGCTTGATTGAAAGACCCGACACCCGGATACCGGTCTTGTTCGGCCACGTTTCTTGCAGCCGCTTGTGTCCCGTCACTCTGCATGATGCTTGCAGCGATGTACTGAGCGGCGTCATGCGGGTGCGAGTGAAGATCCTTCAGCGGGTCTCCGCTGTACGCCTCTCCCCTCGTCGTAGACGTGAGCCGCTTGAAGCAGTACCTTCCGATGAACCCCTTGCGCAGAGTCGGACAGCGAGAGCCAACGAGCATACCGGGCTCGCCGTTGTTCATCTTGTTCAGGAAGAAGCGGACGGCCTCTCTCCGGGCAACCGGGGCATTCGTGTAACACGCCTGAGTCGGAATGCCTTCTTCATTCAGGATCGACAGGCACGTTGATTCATCTGTCGCGGCCCGACTGTTCCCGGCAGGGTCTCCCTTGGATATGATCCTCATTCCGGGGTAACGGTTTTTGAGAATAGGGGTGACAACATCACGCGCAAACTGACGTATGCCGATATCGTTTCCAATGATTTCCTCGATAAACCGGAGTTGCCCCTTCGGTGAAAGCTGAGCAATCACGCAAGCCGAATGCTGTACGCCAAAGTCCCAACCAAGCAGAATCGGAAGGCCATGGTAAATCTCAACGTCAACCGGGTTTCCGTCTTTGTCGGTATGGTTCGGGGCGTAGTGAACCATGTCGTTGTACTCAGGATAGACCGGCTTCCCATAAGAGACCGTCCCGTACTGAGCCATCAGAAACACCTTGATATGCTCGTAGGGCTTTCCAATTGTCTGCTCCATGTAGTAGGGCCACCCGGCAGAGATGTTTTCCACGTTCTCCGCTTTGGGAATCATCGGGTTCTGCCCCTCATTTGGGACATAGACGGGCTTTTGCGGGGTAGATCCGGGCGCAAGCAAAACTGCAGGGGGCTGGTAGAAGAACTTCCAGTTCTCCGGTTTCTTCACCTCTGCTGTCTCGTACCACCAATGCTCATCATCGGGGGCGTTGGTGTCGCAGAAGAGGCCAAACCACGTTGCACCGCCAACCTTGTTCCCGCTCTTGTCTTTCCATTTTTTGGGGTATCGACCGCATCTGACGCTGATTTGATCCACAATTCCCATGTTGTTGATCTCAGAAGCCTCGTTCAGCCATGCCCCTGTGATTTCAAGGGAGCGGAACTTTCCGGCGTCTTCAACGCGGTCGCAGGCTAGGAAAAGAATCTCGCAGTCAATCCGCGTGCCGTCTGGAAGCGGCATTCTGATTCGAGCGGATAAGGGCTTATCGGCTCGATAGGTGCAGATTGGTTCTGAAAACCACTCCCTGAACGTCTTGATCGTTGTGCTGACAAGCTCGTTGTACGTGTTTCGCACAACCGCCCATCGTGTCTTGCGGTTCCCTTGAGGGTCCGCCTCTTGATTCATCGCCCGGAGAAATATTTCCCACACACAAGTAGATGATTTACCCGAACCAACCGGACCTAGAATGCCCCTGTTGCGAAGGTCGCACTTGTGGAAGGCTCGACCGGTGGGGGATGCTACATAGTCAATCTTGATTGGCGGTCGGCTATCTGCCTGTGCTTGCTGGAAGCCACTACGTGTTATGTCCGCCATTCGGTTCACCCGTCTTTCTCAGTATGAACGGGCTTGGAATAACGTACCGGGCCGCTGGCCTTTGTGCCAGTCTTCCGATATCTACAACGTAACTCCTGTAAGGTCTCTCTCTGTCCGCAATCGTCTTCATCGAGATTCTGATACCGGTTCCCATCAGAACCGCATCGGCGCTCACATATTCAGGGATGACGGCCACAATGAGACCGGTCATTATCCTGTTGCTACCCTTGGCTCCGATCCACTCAACTTTGTCGCCTCGTTCAAA